AAAAAACAACAGCATCCAAGGTGAAGGAAGCTGTTGATTTAATAAAGCAGTTATCAGCTATGGGTATATCAGACGCCGAGCCAGGGTTTGTGGAGCTCCGTGGAAAACTCAATGAGTGGATTCGCGGTGGGCCTGCGTGGGCCGGCAAGGTGGAGTTTGCTCGCTATGGGCGCTATGTAGATTTGATTTTACCAGACCGCGAAGGTACAAAACTACAGGCCGTGTTGAAAATCCACCCATGGGCTGCAAAGGAACTCGCGGAGCAGGAGGCAAATAACAATTAACGCCGAACTGTTTTACGATTATTGCGACGACGACGGTATGTACGCCGACGAGCACCACCAATATGTTGTATTTTATTTATTTCTGTTCTCAATTCTTCTAGTTTTATATCTAAAGCAGCAATAACCTCTATTCCACGATCTATTTGTAATCGTAATTTTTGTTGTAATTTTGGTGCTGTAGCCTCAGCTAATTGGACTATTAATGCTCTAACATTCTCGTCTTTTTTGTATTTTTTGTCTTCTGTTTCTTTAATTTGAGCCAATATTTTGTCTATATTTTCCTCCCACACAGGTTCTCTTTCTGCTTCAGCTATACGACGTTGTTCCTCTTCCTGTAATTGTTGTGCGGCAAGTGCCTCAGCTTCACGTCTTACTCTGCTACGACTTCTAGCCCTTTGACTTCGTGTTCGCCTTGGCATTCTATTATAACCCTTTATTTTTAATTATCAAACAGCAGTGACGCCCGCCCACCAAATATGCGCAGCATGTTGTATGTCTCGGCCCAAATATAAATGTTATAACGGGGAACCACCATGGGATTCGCATACCCGCGTAGTGGGGCAAATTCAAAGCGCATCATAGCGCGGTCCAGCTTGTCAAAGTTGGCCGCTCCACAAGGTGCCGAGAAGCCCCGCGAACCATTGTTTGCCCCAAACCCATAATAGTAGTAGTAGCGATGCAACCACGGGGATTTTTTACATTCCAGTGATGGCAAAATACTACGGAAATATGCCGGCATGCGTGACCCAAAACGATTGAGCTGACCCTCATACGTCAGCTGCACGGCCCGTAGTGGCTCTGTATCGCGGTCCGCCCACGCCGGCTTCAGAGTCCCAGGTACATCCGCAGATAACCCGCTCGCGTTCGGCCACCAGTAGTTTCCGCTGAAATCCAGGAGCTCCCGTGAGCAACTGAAATGGTCATTGTACTTCGCTGCGTCAGTCCGCTGGGCCATCCAGAACAGGCTCCGCACAGGATTACCAATGCGAACCGGTACGGTCGCCCCCATGGACCCTTGTGTATCTACTGAAGGTACCGCCACGTGGGTCACAATCGGAACCTGAATGTCCGCCAAGCGCACACGACTCGCCTCAGGCTTATCCACATACACATACTCTACAAGCAAATACGCTTCTTCCAGTTTGCGAGGCGGCGCTACAACCCCCGTAGGGCACGCCGGTCCATCAATGTCCAGTCCCGTAATGACCGCTCCATTATCACACTTATAGTAAAACTCCGTACCTTCAAAGCGTTTCACACCGTACCCTCCGCAAGTCTGTGGAGCCAGCGCAGAATCAGATTGGACAACAACTTGCGACCCACTGAAGGAATCGGACCCAACCCCGCCCGCAGGGGTATCCAGACTGTCCGTGTAGTACATGTCCGAGAACGGTGCAAACTTAATCTGCACCCGTACAGAATCCACGCTAATCGCATCACGGGGTAACGCCAAGGTAGCGTCCCCGCGACAGAACCAGAAGGGCAGTGGTGTATAAACAGTTTTTGTCCCACCAGCGTACCCAAACGCCGTCTGCGAGTATCCACTGTCAAGCCGCCCGAGCAGCCGATTCATCACAGTCACTTTTTCTAGTGGCGTGTTGAACTCATCCAGCACCTCTAATAGTCGCCGGTCCAGTGTATCAATGGTGTTACCACCAATCTGCATTTGGGCTTCAGAAACAAGGGCGTGTCCAATGCTATTGACCCATCCAAACTTTGGGCTCACAGTTGCGGGGTCCGCACCAGCCGCCACAGCAGCCGCCCGTGCATCCGCCTGTACAGTCCCAATATCGGGCAGTGTGCTAACCAAAATCACACGGGTGATAAATTCACCCTTGAGGGGCAACTCACATACAACCGTTTTACCGAAATCTGGTGGCTGGTTGAAATCAATGCGATGCCAGCGGGTCGTGAAGCGACATGTTTTACGGAAAATCTTGGTAAATTGTGTCCAAGTATCACCACCCTTATAGTCCAGTCGGGCATCTTGTAGGCCCGTAGTAAGTTGTCTAAATAAACTCGCTACCATCGCGTCTATTTATGCAACGTATCGTATTATTAGGTCATCACGCACCCTAATTGGAGTAGAGACGGTTCCCTATCCCATTTTCAAAGCGGATCCAATTGAGCCCCATGCAATACACAAAGACTTCCCAGCCAGTACCAATAGATTGGTCAAAGCCGGCAGGCACAGTGGCCGCTTGGGGCGTACGCACAGTTAGGCGAAGTTGAACAGTGGTTGCTTTACTTGTGTTGATAGTACCGGAAGGCTGATGCTCTCCAGGATTGCGGGCAAAGGAATACCCATAAATGTAACGATTGTAAGCCACAATACCCCCTTTATGTTTTTGGGCAATATGAGTGCGATACCAATGTCCAGGTTGCTCCACAAATGGTATTCCATTAATCCAAAGAGATGCCGACTCTAATAGCTCTTCTGCGTACCTACCAGAGGTAATTTGTGATTCAAGTAATGGGCCAAAATTTGTCCATTCATTGTTTATAGCTACCCCTTTGCGGCGAATAACCCACAGGATTTCTTCAATGGGTCCATTACATTCAAGTGGAACACCTAGTGTGACTGTTTCATTCAATGCTCCACTACCAGACCGTGTAATTGTGTATTTTTGGGGCTCTGAAAAATAGAAGGGTTGTAGCTCACGATAGAGCATTTCATGAGGTTTGCGCATTAATTTATCACGGTACTCGCCATCTACAATACTTGTAAGGGCTACGATTTCTATATTTGCAAATCCAGGGAGCGTAGATTTGGTGGTGATTTGTGTGGGTGTATTTTGATTTACTGTGACGGCACTAAATTGGAGCTGAAGTGCGTCGCCTTCGGCTGAAATGATTTGGAAATTTGTGAATGAAATTGTGGCGGTGGTTGATGTAATTGGGGTTGGAAGCGTGTATAAATACTCAAATACTGGATTATCAATTAAGTAAAATACTATTTGCGTCATGTTCATGGCGGTTGGTGTATTTAACACGAGTTGAAAATACGGGACGAGTAAATACTGTGAGCGCGAAATACCGTATTTGACTGTGTAGAATGGATTTGGAAGATTTGTTATTTGCTTTTGGTATGATGACGAATATAAGGGTATATTGTAATACGGTCCAATAAAATCTGAATTATACACTTGACTGGTTGTAGTAACAGACTGTAGGAAATTCTCGGATGTAGGATTTGTATTTACTGTGAAATTTGTATTTAGGGGAGTTGAGGTACATGTGGGGCGAAATCCTTGGATTTGGCGAACAACATCGGCAAACTCACGGAATTTCACATAAAGCTTAATAGTACCATCTTTACAACTTGTTAATGGAAGGCTTTCAGAATAACGAGAGCGGCTGAACCAAAACGGAAGCAGACACAGTATTTGGCCATGTTCGGTTGGGTAAGGGCGATTTGGATTTATGGTGCGTACGTCAGGGTTGGTTCCATAACCATCATAGCCAAGACCAAATTGCGTATTTATATTTGGCCAAAGGCTGGAAAAGATGGATGCAAACTGAGAATCAACAGTTTCTATTGTGGTATCATTAATCATAATATATGCGCGCTCAACCAATACTGTCCCCATTGCATTTGCCCATGTCCAAGCACCAGACGGGTCCATGTAGGTGTAGATGCCGGCAAGGAATTTATAGATGTCTGGTGATTGAAGCCAATGGTCAAGCTGAATTTGTATGCCAATGTAATGGAGCAGGTCACCCATATCTGCGGCATTCAAATCCACCATGATTGTATTTCCAAAGGTGGCTGGACCACGGTATGGGAATGTCTGTAGTGTGGGTGTAAAAGGGATTGTGCGAGTTTGGTCGCGATGTAGAAACGTTTCTTCAGATGTTATGGGTGTGAAGAAGTCATCTTGTCCATCTCTGTCGGCCAAATCTAAGATAGTAACAATACCTCCTTTTGGACGAGATGTATCCATAGAACTACTATGGAAGGGAGAAGACGCATTTAAGTTTATGAACGACGTGCGGGGGGATTTTCTTTTGCAATGGGCTCAGGAAGAGGGGCCGGGCCGGTTTTATCTTCAAACCCTTCTAGGAATGGGTAGGCCTTGAACATGGCACGTGCAGTAATAAGAGCTGCTGCAAATATCATAGCGTGGATAAGGACGGACTTGAGACGTATAGAGTGGCTAGGAGGAGCGCCAGCATGGAAGAAGAGTCCTGGAGAAAGGACAACAAACAATAGCATATAAATCAATATGGAGTTCATTCTGTATAAACATAATGTTTTAACGCCCCTGTCCGCGAGCACCAGTTGCACGACCCCGAGAGACTGTAGTACCGACACCCGAATCATCCTGTCTCCAAACACCAGTTATTACATGTTTGCCACTTCCCTGCCCGCGAGCACCAGTGGCACGGAACCCCTCAACGCCATAGTACGTCTTCAGGAGGTAGAGAGCAAGGCCGAAAACAACCGCATGGACGAGCACTGCAGTGACGGAGGTCTTGCCGGTCATGAGGTACTTACCGCCAACAGCGGGGATAGAAAGGAGGAAACCGGGTGAGAGCAAAATAAAGAGTAAGATAGCGATCATAGT